TGGTCATATGCTTGGAAAGAGTTTAAAACAATATATCCGACAGCAGACTATTCTATTATGAAGTTTGAGAATAAAGACGGTGTATTATTGCCTTATATGTATGACGATAAGACAGGTTATATGGTATGTACTACTGTAACTGCAGAAGGTCTTACATATGAGATGTGGCTGCCTGTTATGGATTCTAATAACAGAGCAATGAAAGATACACCTCAAGTTATAACATTTAAGACAGGGAAACAAATAGAAGTACCTGCAGCAACTATGTTTGATGTAAACAAGACCATTATGAGATGTCTTGTTAAGAACTTGGCTATGTTTGGACTTGGATTATATATCTATGCAGGAGAAGACTTACCTGAAGATATGATGACAGATGAACAAAAGACAGAGAAATCTAATGACTTACTAACTAAGATAAAAGAAGGTGGGTTAGAAGAAGTTAAATTGTTATACCAGAAGAATAAGAAAGCTATAGCAGGCAATAAGATACTTATGGATGCTGTAACTAAGAGAACTAAACAACTGAAAGGTATAGCATAATGAAAATATATGATGACTTTGAACAAAGGTCTGAAAAGTGGTTTGAGATAAAGAAACTACATCTGACAGCATCACATGCAACAGCCATAAGAGCAAATGGTAAAGGTCTGGATACATATGTAAAAGACCTTGTAAGAGAATATTACTCATCTGGAGTATATGAAGAGTTTAGTGATGACCTAAACAACAGACATACTATAAGAGGTAATAAGTTTGAAGATATGGCTAGACAGATATATGAACTGGAAACAGGTAATACTGTCAGACAAGTTGCATTTGTAGAAATGTCTAAGCATGTAGGATGTAGCCCAGACGGACTAGTTAATAAAGACGGTCTAATAGAGATAAAGTGTATGGGTGATAAAAGATTCTATGAGTATCTGACAACAGAGAAAATAGACTCAGACCACTATAATCAGATGCAGATGCAATTATATGTCACAAAAAGAAAGTGGTGTGACTATTTTGTATTTAACCCAAACTTTACACCTAACTATATCATGGTGAGAGTATTACCTGATATGGAAGCTATAATGCAAATTAAAGCAGGTTTAGCAAGAGGGGAAGCATTACTTTTAGCAGAGTTAGAAAAAGTTAAAAGTAAACTTGAACCAAACATTCAATCTGAGGTGGCTGAGAGCCTTATTTTGAAGAGTTAATTAAAATTAGGTATAAGTTATCATGATGAAGTATAAAAGTTAAATAGAAGGCATTAGAAAGGACAATTATGAACGGAAACACATTTGAATTGATAGGTAGAGTAAATTACTTAAATCTGAAAGCACTACCTAATGGAAACACTGTAACTAGAGTTTTATTATCTATTAAGAGATATAAGTCAGAAGAATATGATACATTCCCAATAACATTCTTTGGTGAAACATCAGAAAGTGTTGCAGGAAAGATTGCTAAAGGTGACTATATCCATGTATCTGGCAGACTTAATGTAGACAAATTTAAGACTAAAGCAGGAAGTGATGTTGAAGCTATATCTCTTATAGGTAACAGTTATGAGAAAGTAACCTTTGATAAGGAACAAAAGAAGTTTGTCATAATCTTAGACTCTCCAGACGCTGTAGCACCTAAAGAAGAACAGTTAAGTATGGTGGAAGAGTTACTTGGCTAGAAAACGTGGTAAATACAAAGCACCTCTAACAGACAGGGAAAAAGATATTCTCTGTCTGTTATCACTTCCTGATGTAGATATCGCAAATAGACTATATATATCAACAAGGTCTGTTAGACAGAGTAATAATACAATATTCAAGAAGCTTAAGGTAAAATCAAGAACTGAAGCTGTTATAAAAGCACTGAGACAAGGAATAGTTGACATCTGGGATATGACAATATCTACAGACGGATTCTAGGAACTAACGCTCCAATTATCGCATAGTCATCACCTTGTTGTAGATAAAATGTATCGTAAAATGCGTTGTTTGCGGTACATTTTATTTGGTTAGGCATAACATTGACACGTCTGATATAAATGTTATTACACATAGTGAATACAAATATCTGACTGTCAATGAAATGTTTAACCGAAGTATCTATGATTGCTCTGTCCCCAAGAATGTAGTCTGGTGACATAGCATCAGAAACAATATTGATTAACTTACAAGAATCAATATTGATATTTTGTCCGTTCTTATTTTGTAGCAACTTTCTATCAAGATACAGTTTGTCTTGATTACTGTCTAAATAGGAGACAGCCACAAAGTTGTTATACTCATCATATTCAGGCATGGGATACAAGGCAGTGACTTTCAACATATATTCTCTTGAAAGACTCCTAGTACCTTTAACAAGAGAATTTATGTACTGTCTTGTAGTCCCTAACTCCTTAGCTAATTTAGTCTGCTTAAGGTTATATTTCGACAGTAATTTCTCCATAAAAGCCATAGATTCACATTTATTCATATTTCACCTCATGAGATTGACTTTGTAACTCTTGTGAGTTACAATAATAGAACGATACATAGGAACAATAACACAGGCATAATAAATATGCAAGTGGGGGAAAGGATAAATTATGGAAGAGAATAAGATTGACAAAATGGCTTTCAGAATAGAGAAGTCATCTAAGGATAAGTTTAATGAAAAGGCAAAGTTAGTCGGGTTGACACAGTCATCCTTGCTGACATTGTTTGTAAACAAATTCAACAGAGATTTTAGGGAAACAATACAATTTTTAGTGGCTTAATTTATTCCAACTAATAAGGGGAGAGATGCCATAGACGCACTGAAATACACAACGAGAAAAATGGGCGATACTCCGTTCTCCCCTTTCTTTTTTTATCAGAAAGGACATATATGGAAGAGATAGAAAAACCAAATTTTTATGCAATATTGCCTGCAGATGTCAGGTATGATAACAGACTGTCAGCAAAAGAAAAACTACTTTATGCAGAAATTACAGCATTAAGCAATAAAGAAGGTTATTGTTGGGCAAACAATACATACTTTGCAAACTTATATAATGCAAGTAACAGAACAATAATAACTTGTATAAACAACTTAGTAGATTTAGGGTATGTTGACAGAAAACTAATTCACAAGAAGAATAGCAAAGAAGTAGAAAGAAGATTACTATACCCCAGGAAAGAAATTTCACTACCTAGTGAAGAAAATTTCACTACCCCTAGTGAAGAAAATTTCACAGATAATAATACAAGTACTAATACTATAAATGAATATATTAGTAAAAAATCTTCACCACCTACATTAGAAGACATAGAACAATATGTTGCTGACAGAAAAAGTTCAGTTAATCCTAAAATGTTCTTTGACTATTACTCTGCAAATAATTGGAAAGACAGTAATAATAAACCTGTCAAGAATTGGAAACTAAAACTAATTACTTGGGAAATGCGTGAAAGAAAAAAAGAGTCTAGTTGCGGAAGTTCTAGTTGCCAGGTTACTTATGATTTGAGTAATAACTGGGAAACAGAACCATTTGAAGGAGTATTTAAGAACTATGAATAAGAAGAATGAATGTGAAGAGATTATTCACGAGAAGTGTCTTATAGCTACAATGCTATATAACGAAGATATTACTAAAGACCATTACAGATACATAATAGACCATGTACCTATTAAGATGTTCTTTAATAAAGACTGTAAGAGAATATACGATATCATCTATAACACATACGACACTATAGAAGAAGGTCTATTAGGTACAGACTTATACAGAAATACTATTGAGAAGTTATATGATGTTGAGACAGACTATGAAAGTATATTCACTATACAAGAACTTGAGTCTTATTGGTATCCTAAGTCAACTTTTAAGCACTGGATAAGAGAAGTACAGTCAGCATACTATACTGAAGCATTCAGATTAGCAGAAACAGAAGAAGAGTTTCAGAACATATTAGCAGAACAACAAAAGCTTACTTCTGATACAGAGATGCAGCTTCTGTCAGATAACCTGACTATTATAGAAGATTATGAAAAGACAAAAGGTACATCTATTACAACACCCTGGAAGAGTGTTAATTCACTTATAGGTTCTATGCAAGGTGGAGATATGATTGTTCTTGCAGGCAGTACAGGTTGTGGTAAGACTTGCTTTATGCTTAACCTTGCAATAGGTATAGCAGAGCAAGGTAAGACTGTAGATATATTCTCTCTTGAAATGCCAAGAAATCAGTTAGTACAGAGAATAGCTTGTTCACAAACAGGTGTTGATGCTAAAAAGTTCAGAACATTTACTCTGACTAATACAGACATAAAGAAGTTAAGAAGTTACCTAGATACAGACTTCAAGAAACTAAAAATAAATGTCTTTCCAAGACAAAAAGTTTCTATCTCTGAGATTGAAAGAATAGAAAAGAAGAGTAAGTCAGACATTATCTTTATTGATTACTTAGGTCTAATTGAAGGAGATAAACGTCTCAGCCGTTACGACAGGTTCTCTGAGATAAGCAGAACTATCAAGTTAATGGCTATGGTGACTAATAAACCTGTTATAGCACTGCATCAATTAAATAGAGAGTTCATGCAGAGGGATAATAAAGAACCTCAACTATCTGACCTAAGGGAATCAGGTCAGATAGAGCAGGACTCTGATATGGTGTGGTTTGTATATAGACCTGGAATGTTTGACGATAAAGTAAGTCAGTCATTATTGAAATTCAAGGTGGCTAAAAACAGACACGCAGAAATAGGTGTAGTGGATATGGCAATGAATGGTGACTTACAAAAGATAGTAGATACAAACAAAGTGAAGAGGGAGAATGATGCTAAAGTTTACTTTATCTCTAAAACCAGTGACAAAGAAGAATCACTCAAGGATGATAACAACAAAACAAGGAAAAAGACTGCTGCTACCGTCTAAACAATATGCAGAGTTTGAGAAAGAAGCAGTCAAACAGTTATTGTGGAAGTATGGAAATATGGAAGCAATAGATGAACCTATAAATCTGAAAGCAATCTTTTATAGGGAAGCAAACTATAAATCAGATTTAGTGAATTATATGCAGGCTCTACAAGATGTCTTGGTGAAGGCAGGGATATTAAAAGATGACAATGTAAAAATTGTGCAGAGTATTGATGGTAGTAGAGTATTAACCGATAAAGAATCACCAAGGATAGAAGTAACAATAGAAAGGTTAGCAGAGTGTTAGTGTCAAAAGATACAAAGATAAGAGAAATTATCTTTAAGTTTGATGTGATTATGAAAGTTAGTAGGAAAGAACCAAATCTGTCAGTAGATACTGCACTGTATATAGCTGACAAATTGTGGGAGAAGGAGTTAAAGTATGAAAAAGAGCTTGTTAATTAAAAGTAGTGGTTTATATTGTATAAACTTTGGACTGATAGATTCAGCAACGACACATGAAGGTAAAGACGCATATAAGGTGTTGTTGTTTAATAACAAGTTTACAGAGCCATTGTTCATTCTCTATTATAAGGAACCTATGAGAATGGAGATAGCTTATAGAAATATATTGAGCATCATAGAGAATAAAGCCCC